AAATTGCCGATGGATCTTCTCTGCCATCGTATCAACCTATATTATTTTGGGCAATATAATCATTTTATAATCATTTGTCAAGCTAAAGTCAAATTATTTATGCTTCCATTTCTGGAATGATCATTATAGCTGTACACCTGCAATTATAGTCCGTACCTGGGAGCAATGTTTTACCGTCGCAAGAAGAATATAAACCCTCGCTCAGTAGATATTCTTTTCCGTCCCTTGCTTGGTGGCAGGTTCTCACCCGTTCATCCGAAGCGGTTCGCCATATCGCTTTCGTAATCCCAAGATTCTGCGCTCTTGCTTTACTGGTCAAACTGTTGAAAGTGCTTATCTGCGTCCTCGCAATCATCTTCGCGTGTCCCTTGCGCTGCTCCACCATGCCATCAAACTCGCTCAAAATCTCCGGTAGTCCTTTTCCCTCTGCCATTTGCCGGAGTGTCTGACTGGTCCACTGTTGCAGTGTATCGTCGCGCATTTTCTTGATCCACTGCATCGTTTCGAGCTGGTAGGCTTTGATCTGAGATGTCAAACCCTCGGTGGCTTCAAGCTCTTCGCGGCTGATTCCGATCTTCTCCTCGGCGCGGCGGTAGAATTCGGCTTTGTTACGGTTATCAACCTTGCTTGTGTATTTTTTAGCAAGATCCTCAATGCGCTTATCGTCAAACTGCTTCAGCAACTTCCTTCGGACTCGTGCGGCCAGGGCCAGAAAAATCTTGGCAAAGTTTCCTTCCTGAGCTGCGTCCGAGAATTTACTTATAGTGTCTTGGTTCAGCTCCTTGAGTATCTGAGTTCGCCAGCGTTTCGACATCTGCTCGACCATGTATTCTATGGCGTTGCCGAACTGTCTGATCTCAGACTTTGGCGGCTCTGGAGATTTGATTTGTGCGCCTTTGGGTGCTTTGACTTCACGCTTCATGGATGCGCCTCGCTGCTATCTTGAAGTATTCTTTGTCTAGCTCTATGCCGATAAACTTGCGGCCAGTGTTTTTTGCTGCTACGCCTGTAGAACCGCTACCCATAGTAAAGTCCAAAACCGTTTCACCTTCGTGGGTGTAGGTGCGAATAAGGTATTCCATTAGGGCAACGGGTTTTTGGGTGGGGTGCTTTCCTGTTTCGCGTTTAAAAAACTGAATGCTTCTCGGGAATCTTGTGCCGGAATTTACGGTACTTTTCTTTACGACTGAGCCAGTCACCTCACCGCTATCACCTAGCCCGCTAACATAAGGATTTCCCTCCGTCATTTGAGGTTTATAAGTTACAGCCTTTACTCTTTCACCCAGGCGGTCATACCATTCCTTTAGCTCCCGATAGCTAACGCCAAAGAGTCCGGCCTTTTTAAGTTTGTCGAAATTGTCTTCCGATGGAATACAGAACTGCACTCCGTTTGTGAAATAATGGCCTGCCATGTCATTGCCTAGAAACGCCTTTAGTTGCTTAGGCGTTAGACCCGCCCGCGCTTTCTCAGCCCGCATATATTGGCGTATTTCGGAATACTCAGTGGCGGAACCCCTTATTTTTCCTAAGTCTCGATAAAATACCAGTACATCTTCATGCACCTTCATCGGGTTCTTTTTGAAGTTAAGAAATTAACGCCCTGCTCTTTTTCCCATACCCACTGATGGCCAAACATATCCACATTCGACATAACCAGCGCCGAAGTGAACGGCTGCGATGCGGTCAACACAATCGCCCCATTAGGCTTAGTGATCCGCTTCAGTTGCTCCCACATCAAGGGCAAGTCTATAACGGTGTCCCACTTGCAGGCCGTGGAGCCGTATGGTGGGTCTGTCAAAACCATATCAATACTCCCCTCCGGTATTTCTTTCATCACCTCAAGGCAATCACCTTGCATTAGCTCAATCATCTGCGCCGCCCGCCATCAACTGCTCAAGACTCATCTCTGGGTTGTCAGGTTCCGGCTCTTCATCCGGCTTGCCAAACATCTGATCAAAAGCGTCAACCTCGATCACGCCGTGAGTCTCCAGATACTTTTCATAGTCAAGCCCCATCTGCCACAACACCAACGCGCTCTTGATAACCTCCGTCTCCTGCGCTACTCGGTCTTTATCGCTCAGACCCTGATTCTCCTTGAACCAAACGGCACCACGCCCGCAGAGTTGCATCAGCCGGTTGATCTTGTCGAGCAGGTATTCTGATTGCAGGGCTTTGATTGTCTGCATGTCAACTTGCCTGTCGCCTTCACCGGTTGCGCTCAGGCCTTTGGGTGGCTCTCCGACCAGAGTAGATAGTGATAAGCCCGTGACCATTGCCAGCCGTCGGAGGGTTATCATGTCCGACTCGGCCAGGTTGGTTAGCGACTGGGTGATACTCTCAATCGCGTCCTCCTCATCCACTATCCCCGCACCGTAGATCGAGCGTAGGTTTTCAAGTTCTGAGAAGTACTGGATCAGGGTTGACTCTTGCTTGTCTGCAAGCATATCCTTAAATCCCTTGATCTTGTAAAATATGGTAGATGATTTTTCAAGCATGGCCGGAACTGCTCGCTGTACTATCTGATCACTGACCAGCTCATTACGGATAAGCTCAAACTCGGATAGCCCACCGAAGAAGTATTCGGGTGCGTCGAACTCAACCGGTTTGAGGTATGTCATATCAATAACGCGGCTCGGGTGTATAGTGAAACCCCGCACCGAGTAGGCTTTCGGTTTGAAATAGTTTGGGCTGCTCAGGTTGTACTCGACAGACTGAACATAAATCATATCCCCACTGAACACTTGGAATCGAACCTTTGACCAATCGTTAATCGTCGGTAGCGGTTGGCTCATATCTGCCCCTGGCTCTTGGACTACTATCAACCCCCGCCCGAAACCCAGCATGAATTTACATGCGTCTTTTACATGTTGCTGCAATCGTGCTTCGTAAAAGTCTTTATCGCCCTCACTCTCGAATTGCAGCGTGCCGTTAAGAGCCATTCCGGACTTTGTGCGGATGATTTTGCTACCGACGCCGGTCTTATAGATCGCCCTCAGCTCATCCCAGTCAACGCGGCTACTGGTCATCCGGTTGGTGGCGTGGGCGTTGCGGCGGTTAGCCAGCTTGCTTGTCAGGCTGGTAAGGCCGTCGGTGAATAACTTTGGGATGCTCATGTTTTCCTTTGACATTCTCCCCTTCCTTTAGGTGGGGGGTTCATAGTTAGACTATAAAATATCAGCGTAACTAGGCCGCTGGTTCTCGATCAACATATCACTTATGGCGTCCATAAGCGGGTCCAATATATCATCGTGCGTTGCGTTAGGAAAGCCCGTTGCCTCTGACAGTAGATCAGACAACCATGGCGCGGAGTCTGGTAGCATTACGTTCCCGGCCTGAATCTGCGGAACGACATCCATGGCACGCGTGACCTTGTCCGTCCCTCTTTGTATCCCCACAACGGGGATTCGCTGTTTCGCTAGTTGCTGAATTAGACCGGTGCCGCTTGATTTGTCCTCTGGTTTGATCTGTCTCAGCGTACCCATTATCCTTGAGGCGGCCTTGTGTTTGTCCCAGAACGCCTTGGCGATAACCAATAGCTCCGGCGCTTCCCACTTCCCGCGTACCATATCTATCAAATATATTCGACCATCGTCGCCTTTACCCCAGCACTGAAAAACAGAGAAGTCGTTTTGCTCTTTTGTTTTCTGCGCTGTGTCGGCGTAGATCATCCGGTACTTGATCTTTGGCATCACCGTGTAATGCTGCCACCAGTCAGCCTTGAATATGCCGCCGCCAAGTGGTGAAGGTAACTGCTGAAACTGTCCGGCTGTGCCATACTCCCCCATGGCCTTTTTGTCCCGGTCCACTACTTCACGGGGGAACCGGCCGGGGAATAACAACTCCCCATCTTCTGTTCGTGGGTCTTGCCATCCGAGAGAAGTTACACATTTTCTTGACCGATCAAACTCCATCGGCAGGCAGAGGTGTTCGTAACCGGATTCATTCGCCAGAATATACCCGCTGGGGTCGTTCTCGTGCAACCTCTGCATTACGATGATTATTGCTGATTTCTCCGGATCGCTTAGGCGGGTCGGAAGCGTCTCCCTTAAAACCCTAATGGCGGTCTCCCTGTGCATGTCGCTATGAGCTTTTTCCGGGCTTAACGGATCGTCCCATGCGATTGTATGGGCGCGGCGGCCAGTCATAGAAGCAACGGCACACGCTTGACGAAATCCCCTCTCTGCATTCTCGAAGTACAGTTTTTCGTTTTGGTCCCCGGCTAGCCTTAGTGGCCACAAAGACTGAAACCACTCAGAGGTGACAAGCTCTCTCATCATTCGGCTATCACGGACGGCCAGCCCTTGCTCGTGTGCAGCTCCAATAAACTTGTGCTGAGGTTGCCCCTTCGGGCCCCATAGCCAGGCGGGGTACATTATCCCTGTGATAGTCGATTTGCTGGTCCCTGGAGGTATGTTGATGAGTAGTCGGCTTATCTGTCCGTCGGCTACAGCCTCAAAATGTTCTGCCATTGCATCGACGTGCCAGTTGTGGATGTATCTGTCTTGTATGATGTGCGGCCATGCGCGCCTGATAAAATGAGAAAAAGACCGCCGGCACAATTCGCGCTCAACGGCCTTAACATCGATGTCATGAGTTTTGGTCATCGTGTAACGCCATGATCTCAGCGAGGGCTTCGGTGGATAGCTTGCCGGTATCTATTCCCGCCTTGGGTGTCATGGTGCCGTCCTCGCTCGTGTGATTTATATCGGTCTTTTCGCGCCACCCCGCTTGCGTCTTCATCCAGAAGATCATGGCCGAGGTGTCGCCAGATTTCGCTCGGTTAAAGAGTGCCCCGCCTATCGTGGCATTGGCTTTCGCTTTCGCCAGGTCTAACTCATCCCGGTAATACTTGCGAAGCGTCTTTTCGTCAATGTCCAACACGCGGGCAATGTCTGCCTGAGTTGTGCCCACCGTCGTGTGAAGCTGCACGGTTTGACGTGTGGCATCTGTTGGCGCGTGTGGTGGTTTGGTTTGGCGTTTTTTAATCATTCTGGCCCCTCTACTGGCCTAAGCCACTGGCTGATTACTGCTTCAGCCACAGCCTGTGCCATCTTTGGCGGAACGCTCATGCCAATCATGTATTTGCCTATTTTATCAGACTTGGCATGGTAATCGTCAGGAAATGAGCCGAGGCGTTTCCATTCTCTGAAGGTTAGGGCCCTCATATCTGACCAATGGGTAACCATATCTGTTGCCGTAAGTGACAGCGAGGGGTCAATCGCCGAAAGTTTCTTGCGACTCCACAGTTTGACTTTGGCACCCGACCTTATAACAGCCGCCCCATAGTCCTCACCCGGTTTTGTTAGTGGCCACCACTTCAGGTCAGTGGGAGCGGTGAACCCGACATTGCCACGCTCCGCATCTGTCATATCCTGCACATCCGCACAAGCCTCGCCCGCGCTGATCCAGCGGTGGGTTGGTGCAAGCTGCAACGGCGGCACGTCAATGTCATTCCGAACAGCACAGAAAAACACCCGTTCACGCCGTTGCGGCACTCCACAATCTGCGGCGTTGATCAGGAACAGTTGCGGGCGGTATCCAATTTCACGAAACCGCGCCATAATCATTTTAGTATAGCCCTTGGCGTTACCTAAGATCATACCCTTGACGTTTTCAGCGATTGCCACTTTTGGCTTGAGGCGTTCCACAAGGTCAAGATAATCAAAAAACAGATCAGAAAGAACCTGCTTTGTCTGCCCCTCGCGGAAATGCTTATCCTTGCCCCAAGCTTTTTCTCGGCTTCCAGCCATGCTGAAGGTCGAACACGGCGGTGATCCGTCCAGAATATCCAACTCGAACAACTCAGGAGGCAATTCCTTTGTGATTAGATCGCCAATCGGGCAAAGAAAGTAATGTTTTGGCGAAAAATTGCGCTGATAATGCCACGCCATTTCTGGATCAATATCATTGGCCGCAACAATCTCACACCCTGCCCGCTTGTATCCCATGCTTGACCCGCCGCCGCAGGCGAATGTTGACATTACCTTGACACCCCTACTTTCCACGCCATCAAGGTCTTTAAGGTTCCACGAGCAATCAGGCTTATTTGTCATCAAATTCAAATCCGCATTTTGGGCAAGTGTGACCCATTGCAAAATCGTCAGTGTCTATTTCTTTTGAGCTGCTTTCTGGGTTTTTTTCCGGATACTCATCGTCAAACGATAACGCCCGAACCTCCTCCAGACTGAAGCCGGTAAGCTCAAGATCAAAACCATCTGCGCCAAGGGCGTCCAGCTCAACTCGTAGCATTTCGTCGTCCCAGTCGGCGAACTCAGAAACTTTGTTCACGCTTAGACGAAAGGCTCTCACCTGAGTGTCTGTCATATCGTCGCACAAAAGTACAGGCACTTCTTCCAGTCCTAGCTTCTTCGCTGCTTTCAGCCGTAGGTGTCCGTCAACGATAGTTTTGTCAGACTTTGCAAGAATAGGCACTCTGAACCCAAACTCGCGAATGGCGGCTGCCACACGATCGACTGCGTGGTCATTCTTTCGCGGGTTTCGTGCGTATTCTATAAGGCTATCTGTCGGCCAGGATTCAAGCTGCTGCACGGATTATCTCCATTAAGTATTGACACTGAAACTGTTTTATAATCAGGAAAATCTCTCACAATATAAAAAAATTCAGCGGTTTACTACCGCAAACCTGCGGGGGGTTTATTTCCGTGTGGCTGGGGCACGAAGAAGAAAAAGACAGAAAAATATTTTGCAGGTTAAAAGTTATTTGTTATCTTATAGATGTAAGGATCGACAGCAATAAAAAACAACCAACAAAAACCCACTACCATGAGACATTACTACGCTTTATCCGACAACTCCACCAGTCCCAACCCGAAGGAGCCCGCAAGTGGCTTTGCTAACAGCTGCGAAGCCATAGCTTTTAAATCGTGGGGCGCGCGGGCCGCGTGGCTTGCTGCTACAAAGCTCCTCAAGGCCTGTGCGATCACCCGGCCTGAAGCGATCAAGCTCACACCCACCCTAAAATCTGAGTGGACCCCCTCCGACCTAAATGGCCTGAAAAGTGTGTCGGTGTACGACATAGACGCGGAAGGGCGTGCGGTAGACACCGGTAGTGTGGTGACGCTACGGGACTATAGCATGTAACACACGCCCAAACGGCTCAGGAGCGATTATATCCGGGGTATGTATGCAGATGTATACCTGCCGGGATATAGTCGCTCCTGAGCCACTTACGGGGCTTTTATCTCGACAACACAACCAACAACCCAACCACATACCATGAGACCTATACTCTACGGCATACTATCCACGGCTCTGCTCGTCAACCTCTTCGCTATGGCTCTTGACACCGGTCAGGCATCAATATGGCTGATCATCTTGTGCGCGGTCGTGATCATCTTCGCCGGCGGCGGGAAATAAGGCCTAAAAACCTGTGTGGGCAGAAAACTGGGTCGGCCGCTCAGAAGGCGGTGGACAATGATGGTGGACAATGCGTTGTCCACCCGTAAAGCCGCCACCAGCCTACTTATAAACCCGATTGGTGGTTCAGGTGGACAACTATTGAGCTTTTTTCAGTTTACCCGTAGGTTTTTAGCATAAAAATCTACCTATAAATAAGTATATACTATACTTCAACTATCAATAAGATTTTAGTTGTCCACATTGTCCAAGAGTCTGTAAACCCTTACACACAGGTAATTTCCCGTGGGTCATCAACCCTAAAATACTTGTCCACCCATAGACCACCCGTTGTCCACCCATAACGAAGTATAGCAGTAAACCCAGGTGAAAAGCCTTACAAACACCTAAAAAACAAACAACCACCATGTTTAGAGAAACAACTTTTTCTCAAGACAGAAAAAAGTTCTCAAAACAGAAAAAAGTTCTTGCTTTTTGAAAAGTTAATTGTACATTGTGAGTGCGACAAACAACAACCAACAACCAACAACCGGAAGGGTGTATCAGGTACCTAACAACAACAACATCCTCACTAAAATCTAAGGTGCGCACCAGATGCATATAGACGAAACAGCAACAACCCAGACACAAAAGGCCAAAACAAGCCGCGTCGAAAAGCGCGTCGAAAGGCACATATACCGCAAGGGCAACCGGTATCGGGTACGGATCCGCCGAAAGGGCCTTTATAAGCCAAACTGGGGCAGCTTCCCAGATCTTGCCTCTGCGCGGGAGACGCGTGACAAGGTACTAGCTCTTGCAGAAGCGGAGGGGCCCATAATTGACCTTATAAAGGCCAAAAACACACGCCCCGATAAGCACATATACCACAAGGGCAACCGGTATTTGGTAAAGATCAAACGAAAGGGCCTTGAACGGTCATACTGGGGTAGCTTCCCCGATAGGGCATCCGCGCGGCGGCGGCGTGACGAGGTACTAACCCGCTTAGCTCTGCGCGGCGGAGGCGTGATGAGGTTATAGCCCGCTTAGCGGCAGGGGTGTATCAGGCACCTGACTACAACGACATCCTCACTAACAACAACGACATCCTCACTAACAACAACAAATAAGGAGCGCACCAGAATGGACGAAACAGCAACAACCCAGACACAAAAGGTCACAAAGCCTAGGTTTTACCATGAGCAGGCAGCGGCTGAAAAGCTGGGGTTAAGCAAAGAGACACTGAGGCACTGGAGGGTAGGTTACACCGTCACGAGCAAGGGGACGCGGTACACCTACCCGCCTAAGATGAAAGACGGGGAAGGCACGACTTGGAAAAAGGAGTTTCCGACGAAGTTCTCACCGATCTTGTGGGACGCGGATTTTGTAG